AAAGCGAAAGAATTTACAACCAAATGAAATAGCCAAAAGAGGGTATAGAAGAAAGGGGATGCGCTAACCGTCCTTCTCAGGACTTTTGCAACATCCCCTGTGATTTAGTTCCGGAATTATCTTCTCCAACGACTTCTAAGAAGATCCTGCATTGTTCGATTTAATTCAAGTTGATTATTGATGATTAAGGATTCAACAATTGCTTTTGTGTCGAGATTTTGTCGCTCAGCTGAATAATCCTTTTCTATTTTTCTAAGCCTCAGGATAGCAAGTGTAACTTTTTCTTTTTCGGAATTGGTCAGTAATTCTCGTCGGGCTTTGGGCGCCAAGTTGGCTTCTTTAAGACAAGAAGATATGAACATGGAGGCAAGCTCAGAGGCAGAAGTCAGTCCGTCATCGGCTGTAAGTAAATAATTTTTTATGCATTGATTGTAGATGTTAGCCTGTTTTTTCTCGCGCAAGAATATAATTTCAGAGGTCACCGCCTTGTTGAGGCGGGACCTCAGTATGGAAAGTTGCTTTTTGTTTAGATTTGGTTGCTGGGCGAACGACTCAAAACAATCGTTCATGATAAAAGTTGAAAGCTCCTTGGGTGTTTGAGTGTTATCCCAAAAGGTATACACATCATTTTCAATACAATGTTGTAATTTTTCTAATGGTCTTTCTTCCTTAATCGTTTTTTCTCTATCAATTAAAGCGTTCTTAATGGGTAAATTATCAGGACGAGAGGCTGGTGGATGAACCTCTGAGAGGTGCATACCTTCCGATTGACTTGTACAGCCGATCAATCCGAGAAGTAGCACCAAGGATGCGAATAATAGCTTCATTTCAAAATCTTAATGACTCGTTCATCTTTTGCTTCATTGGGCTAACGATACTTCCAATTTCTCATCTTAGAGGTTAAGAAAATTCTCGTTATAGATGCGCCATTGAGGCGGCTGAGGAGATTTTGTCACACCCATTCTCATGATCATGACGTTCTCTTGAAGTCAACTTAATTTTCTCATAAGACAAACTAAAGCCTCATCTTCGTGATTTACTTTTGCAACGATCTATATTTTTAGAGCGGTCCTAACGATATAGATTTAAACAGAAAAGGAATATTCCCTGTCACTGCGGACGGCAAAATTGCTACACAAAATTCCCATGCCAAACGTAAACCACTCTTCCGACAATTTCCAGCTGTTCAGAACCGTCCAGCTCCTCGCTGAGTTTGACAGTAGGGTTGTCGGAAGAAATAACAACGACACCCCTGAGATTTTTATTGACTCTTTTAATGAATAACGTGTCGTATGAACGTAAAACATAAATTCCGTCATACAAATCTTTCACACCTTCGTCAATTAGAACTTTATCCCCCGGTGCGATGGTTGGCATCATTGAGTCGCCGTGCCCAGTTAGTACTCTGAGGTTCATTGGATTAGTTGGATTCAAACGACGGACGAAATCGGTGGCAAGGGTCAAACCTCCTACGATCACATCTTGTTCAAGAACACTTGGATCATCACCCATGGTGCCTGTATTTGCCAATTCCAGAACTTTGATTCCATCAGCTGGCTCGTCCACCGAGTCTATTAATATGCCTGCATGGTCTGTGTCCATCCACCCCCTTCCAAGATTTAGTTTGGCTTCTATGTCACGGGCTAATCGGTCTCCCATTAAGTACGGCTTCCCAGTACTGCTGCGGACCGACTGAGCGCGAATAAAAGATAACGATGGGTCGTTGCGTCTACGCCCCAGTCTCTCGTTTAATGCCGGAATAGTGCCTTGTTCTTCGATGAGTAACTCCAAGTTTTCACGTCTAATTTCACTAACAGGTCTCATTTCAATCTCCTTAAACGTATTAAACAACATTTTGTTAATTTGACATAACTTAATGTTATGCGTAATATCAAAACAAATCGTTATGTGAGAATGCAATGAAGCTGAAACACTATTTTGAAAAACATCCTGAAATATCTCAAAAGGCTCTTGCCGAAAAAATTGGTGTTTCACCTGAATTCGTCAGCATGCTGGCCGCAGGGAAACGCACCGGATCAATTGAAAAATGCATTTTGATTGAGGAGTTGACCAACGGGGAGGTCACTGTAGAAGACCTCAGGCCAAACAACTCGTGGGACAAGATGAAAAACAATCTCTTGCGTCGCATGCTCAAAGAGTAGGAAGCGATTGCGTGGAAGGATTGAACTTTGGACATCTTGACTGTGGTGTTGTATGAGTTACGTTCTGTCATTTAAAGCAGGTAAGTGTACTGTTGGCAGTGCGGCTGACAAGGCGGTTTTGCGCTGCTTGTGCGATTATGCCAACGACGACGGATCAAACTGCCGCCCGTCGACTGAGACTATTTCACTTGAGACAGAGTGCGATAGAAGGACAGTTTTTAAGGCGATCGCGTTCCTTGTAGCAAATGGCTGGATAAAAGTTTTTAACAAGGGCAGAGGTGCTCGAAATTTTTACGCCATCAACCTTGAAAAAATCGAAACAGAGTATCAGCAGTCAAGAGAATTATTCAAGAAAGCCAAAATTAGAAGTGGTGACAAAAATGTCACTACAAGTAGTAGCAATAATGCGACTGGTAGCGAAAATGATACTAGTTACAAAAATGCACCTAGAGTGGTATCAATTTTGTCAGAAAGTGGTGACAAAAATGTCACTCAACTCAGTCAGACTCAGTCAACTAATAACAATATAAATACTGTTGATACGACTTCTCCAGATTTTGAGTTGACGGCTGACGACGCAGAGCAGAAAAAATCCGCGGTCAAAAAAACTCGTCCGATCACTCATTCCTTCGACTTAAAAGAAATCCCCGAAGAGTGGAAAACGTTATGCGCAAAAATGCGCCCCGATCTTGAACCGTTCGCGGCTTTTGCCGAGTTTCAGTTTTATTGGCAAGAAGGCGCAGGCGCAAGCACTAAGCGCAGTGACAACGGTTGGCGAACTACATGGCTCAATTATTTGAAGTCCCCGCGCACTAGGCCAACACCAAGACCGACACCTCGACCGCAAACATTCAACCGCGCCCACTGCCTGGCAGAACCCGCGGGCGGATACACCACCGAATTTTACGAATCCCAAATGAGCTGGGAAGAGATGAACGAGAAACGCAGAAACGGAGAGCTTTAAAAATGTGGAAATCAATCGGAGAGACTTTAAACATTACACGTGAACCGGTCGTGAGAAACTGCCCTGAGCATGGCACCTACACGGGTGAAGACATTTTTCAAAACGGCCGCTTAGTTTTTGCGGCACCGTGTCCCGAATGCGAAAAACAAAAAGCCGCGCTTAGAGCTGAGTTGGCCGAGGCTGAGCGCCAGGAAGCCGAACGCAAACAACTCGACAACAAACTCATTCGAGCCGGTATCCCTGAGGAATACCGAGGGAAGGGCCTTGCAGATTACATCCCGCAGGATCAAACGCAGGCTTCAGCGAAAGAATTGACTCGACGTTTTATCAACGGTTGGGAGAAGGCTAAGGCGGGCGGATACGGCCTTCTGTTTTTTGGCACCTGTGGAACGGGCAAAACGCACCTAGCGTGCACGATCTTGCAGAGTTTGATAGAAGATACTACCTGCAAGTACATGACCGTTACAGAGCTATTTTGGGCCGTTCGCGGGGCTTATGCCAAAAACGCTGAATTTACGGAAGATGATGTCATTGAAAAATACTCGAAAATCGGTCTTCTCGTCCTGGATGAAATCGGCGTGCAAAAAGGCTCCGACTCAGAGCGCCGTATTTTGTTCTCGGTCATGGACCGCAGACTCACCAACAAGAAACCGACCATTCTTTTGACCAACTTACCGCCTGAAGCGCTCCTAGCGCTTCTCGGTGACCGCTTAATGGATCGAGTGTCAAGCAAGTGTGTAGCCCGTCAATTCCTTGGACGCTCAATGCGTAAACCAGCTACCGACGCCGTTTTTATGTGAGGAGGAGACATGAGCACATTCGTCATTAAACGTGATGTTGAGATTGATAAATTCCCTATTGGGAGCAGAGTGATAACCCCTACTAAAAGTATTGGTACAGTTATTGCTCATATCGGCTTATCTGAAAAGGCTATCGCTCGTGCGCTCGTTCGCTTCGACCCTGGATTTCAAAACCATTTCAGAAAGAATGATGAAGCGTTAATCCTGCCTAAGTGGTTGACACTGTTCGATTATTCCGAGCACGTGAGTGGGAGAGAAAAATGAATTTAGTTCTTATTGGATTTTATTTATTTATCGTCCTCGTTATTTTTTTTCTTTTCCTTCTTGATAGGGGTGTATGTTTGTGAATACGATTAAAACAGGATTGAAAAATGTTTGAAATTATTCTGCCTTACACCCCCTCAAGACTTAACCCAAACCGCTCGAAAACCCTTAATAACATGGAGTATGCGCGGGAGTTTAAGAAATACAAACAACAGGCGTATTTCTTGACTAAGGAAGCTTTGGGCGGCAAGCCCGCGCCTGATTGTTCTCAGCTCGAAGCACTGCCGCTCTATCTGACGTTCTATCCGCCTGATAAGCGTAAGCGGGATGATGACAACATGATCTCGTCTTTCAAGGCGGGGCGGGATGGTATCGCTCAAGCCCTTGGGATTGATGACAACTTGTTCCATATTCAGAAGCCGCAAATTGGCGAACCCGTCAGGCCGAACGGACAAATTAGGGTGCAAATTGATTTTTCAGGAGAGACAGTGAAAAAAGAGGTCGCTCCTGAAAACAATGCGGATTTTCAGAAAAAGTCTCAAAAGAACAAAACAAATAACCCCGCGGGCCGTCCGAAAGGTGTGCCCAATAAGATCACTACTGCGGTCAAAACAATGGTCCTTCAGGCTCTTGATGAAATGGGCGGAGTTGAGTATCTGAAGATGATCGCGCAGATTGAGCCGAAGGCTTTTTGTTCTCTGCTCTCGAAGTGTATGCCGCAGGAAGTTACGGGCAAGGACGGTAAGGACTTAATCCCCTCTCATGCGGGCGTGCTTGTCATTCCTGAGGCGTTGACGGCTGACGATTGGGGCCTAACTGCTGAACGAGTTATCGCCGAGCAAGAGGCCAACAAGAAGAAATACATGGGCGCAGACAATGAGCAGTAACGCACTTGAGCAGAAACCTAAGGTCATTTGGTCGCCTTTTCCTGGAAGCCAGCGGCTTTTCTTGTCGTGCCCCATTTTCGAGGTACTGCTTGAGGGTACACGCGGGGGCGGCAAAACAGATACGCTCCTTATGGATTTTGCACGTGAAGTCGGTAAAGGGTACGGCGCGGAGTGGAACGGCGTTTTATTCCGTCAAACCTATCCTCAGCTGGATGACGTGGTTAAGAAGTCTAAGAAGTGGTTCCCGCAGATTTTCCCGACGGCAAAATTTAATGAGTCGGAGTACGTGTGGAAATTCGCCACGGGCGAAGAGTTGAAATTCAGATACGGCGATAGAGAAGAGGACTACTGGAACTATCATGGCCATAACTATCCGTGGTTGGCATTCGAGGAGCTGACCAACTGGCCTAACCTGTCGTTTTATCAGGCCATGCAGTCCACGTGCCGATCTGCTATGCCTGGTATCCCTAAGCGTGTTCGCTCGACCTGTAACCCGTTCGGCAAAGGACATGAGGCCGTCAAGTCGTATTTCAAAATCGGTGAGGTGCCGCAGTGCACCATTATCGAGCCTGAGAAACCGTTCTTGATCGGCCCTGACGGATCACGGATTGACTTGTCGTACAGAAAACGCACGCGCATAACGTCCACTGTTTGGGAAAACAAACTACTCCTGGAAAACGACCCGTCCTACCTGGCCTCGATCCTATCTATTTCCGACGTAAACCGCCGTAAAGCCTGGTTAAACGGGGATTGGGATATTCATGTAGGTTCGTTCTTGGAGGGCGTATGGGACGCCTCTAAGCACATTGTTGAGCCGTTCTTTATTCCTAGCGGCTGGGAAATGTGGCGGTCTATGGACTGGGGCTACTCGGCTCCTTACTGCGTTCTGTACTTCGCCATGAACCCTGACGGAGTGATATTCGTTTTCCGTGAAATCTATGGAAAAGGCGAACGGGACGGGGAAGGCTCACGAGAAAACGTCGATCAAGTTGCGCAGAAGATGAAGGCCCGCGAAGCGTCGGACGAGCGAAACGGATACGAGTACCGATATTCGATTGCTGACTCAGCCATTTTTTCTAACGTCGGTACTGATAGATCAATTGGTAAAGCATTCGCTGACGCGGGCATTAAATGGCGCCCTAGCACAAAAGGCCCAGGCTCACGAATTAACGGAGCGCAAGAAATCATCCGGCTCCTAGCCGACGGAAAACTCAAATTTTTTAGGACGTGCAAACACTGCATTAGGACTATTCCGACGCTACATCCTGACGAGAGAAACCCCGAGGATGTTGACACGACAGAAGAAGATCACGCATGGGACGCCCTTAGATACGGCGTACAGAGAAAACGTAAAGCACCTGAAGAGGAAACAATATGGAGAGACTAGAAGACATGAATAGTGAGATTGGAGAGGCAATCGAGGAACAACCCGAAGTTGACCCGTTGGCCAAAGCATGGGGAAAGCGACTGGCGAAGGCGCAAAAGTATTGGGGCCCTTTTTTCAAACGCTGTAAGCACAATCGAAAACTTGTGCAGAACTTCAATACTCAAGCTGAGGCGAACTCAGAAGACTATGTTAAGTACAGGGCTAATTTAATCCTTGGCATGATAAATGTTTTGTTGCCGACGATTTACAGCCGTAACCCTGACTTAGTGGTACAGCCGCGACAGCAACAATTTAAATCCACACTGTTTTGTAAGACTCTTGAAACTATTCTCAACAGACAGCTTGAGGACGCCAACTTGAAGCTATGGGGCGCTGAAGTCGTGCGCGCGGCTCTTATCTGCTCCTATGGCGCGGTCAAGGTCTTGTATCAAAAAGACATCCACCAAGACCCCGAGATCCTCAACAGACTTGAGGACACTCAGGACAATATACGCACCTTAGAGCAGTTGATTACACGCATTGAGGATGATCAAGACCGAGCCTCGAAGGAAGCCGAGCTTGAAGAGTTGAAGCAGGTCATGCGCGGACTGGAAAGTAAAGCCGAAGTTGTTGCAAGCGAAGGGCTTGTTATTGACCGCGTGATGACAGACAACTTGTTAATTGACCCGACTTGCCAAAACTTTGATGACTACCGTAACGCCAATTGGATTGCACAGATGATCTTTATGACGCGTGATGATGTTGAGTCACGCTACAAAAAGAAAATTCGAAAAGCCACGACGTTCAATTACGACGGCTCGGCCGTGGACAACCAGGCACAGGACTTGGACAAAGTGTCCGATGACGATCAAGTTTTAGTCTATGAAATTTGGGATAAGCGGTCACAGATGGTCTATACACTTTGCGACGGTTGTGACTTTTGGCTCCGTGATCCGTACCCGCCTCCCGTCAATGGTCGACGCTTTTACCCGTTCTTCTTGTTGCCTTTCAACAAAATTGACGGATGTTTTGTGGCCCCGTCCTTGGTTGACTTGTCCGAAAAACTTCAAGCCGAGCACAATCAGATAAGAGAGAAACTCGTCGAAAATCGTGATTTCATTGTCCCTGGATATATCGCGGGTAATGATGTCAAGGTCAAGGACGTTGAGTCTTTTCAAAAGAGCGGAGTTGGAGAAATCACAATCCTAAAAGGAGTGGACTCCTCGGAATTGCAAAAAGCTTTTGTTCCCAAGCAATTCCCGCCAATTGACCCCTCTTTGTATGATACTTCGCCTATCCGAATGGACATTGAGCAGTGTGTCGGCCTACAGGACGCCGCCCGATCATCTATCAATAAGGCGAAGACTGCTACTGAAGCCGAGATTATGAATAACTCTCTCTCTGCCCGTATCTCGATGTTTCAGGATTGGACAGAAGAATTTTTATCTGAGTTGTGCCAATACGCGGGACAGATTCTCCTACTCGAATTGAATGAAGGGGCAGTTGAAAGAATCATGGGCGCGCCTCAGCCCGTACTAGATGAAAACGGCTTACCGATTCAAAACCCCGACGGGTCACTAAAGTTTGAGAAAACTTACGATTGGCCGCAACTCTCTCGCGATGAAGTCTTTGAACAAATTAACGTGAAGATTCGGGCTGGTTCAACGGGCAAACCTAATCGAATTGAAGAGCAGGAAGCCTGGGGCCGTATCCTCCCCTCATTGATTCAGTTGGCACAGCTCATTTCACAGTCAGCGGCTCAAGGCATGGACTACAAACCGTTTGAGGCCATGTTGACCGAGACTCTAAACAGGTTTGATGACCGCCTGGACGTGAAGGATTTTATGCCGAACGTTGAAGCACTTCAGACTCAAGCACAACAGACACAACAGGCACAAGTAATGCCGCAAAACAACCCCTAGTTTCAATAAATCTTTTTAATCTTGAATGGAGTTTTAAACATGGAATTTGACAACGACGACATCAAAATGAACGACGAAAACCAGGCCGCCGACAACACAGCGGAGCAGAACGACACACAGGACGCGCAGGAAGGCACCGAAAACGGCGCAGAAGGAGCGAATAGCCTCAACGACACAATTATGTCTAAGCTCAATGAAATGGACGAGCAGGACGGTAATACGGCCGACGACGGCGAAGACGGTGATGACGGCTACCAGGCGGCCGAGAAACCCGCCGAGCAGAAACAGGCGCAACAGGATCAGAAACAGGCCCCGCAGGATGATTTAAAACCGAAGACTCCTGAAGAGGAAGAGGCTGAGTTAATCAACACGGCAAAGACCGAGCGCGGCAAAGAACGACTTCAGCGAATGTTTGCGGAGCGCAAAGAAGCACGTCAGGGCCTTGAAACAGTTGTCACATCTTTCCGTGACGCAGGTTTTGACGGTGAGTCCATTAACACCGTCTTGGCTATCGGCCGCCTTGTTTCCTCAGGCAATAAGGACGATATGCGAAAGGGTATCGCGGCCTTAGACAAAATCCGTGCCAATCTCTGCGCTGAGTTGGGCGAAGATGTCGCCTTGGCTGATCCGCTCGATCAATTCCCCGACCTCAAGCAGTCTGTAGCAGACTTAGCTATGAATCGGGATCAAGCACTTGAATTAGTCCGCGCCCGCGAGCAGAAACAGAGAGAGCAACAGCTTCAGCTTCAGACACAACAGGCCCAACAGTTTGAGGCCGAGAGACTTCAGGCCGTCAAGAATGCACAAATTGACGTGCAACAGTTTTTCTACTCGAAGAGCGGTGAGGTAGATTTTGGACGCAAGATCAAGGCCATTCAGTCTCATTTCACACCTGAGAGACTTCAGTCTTTCACGGCCGCGGTGCCGCCCTCTCAGTGGGTATCCCAACTTCAGGTCATGTGGGATTCTCTCTCTATGCAGGGCCGAGAGACTAACCGCGCTCGCCCGATTTCTCAGCACAGAAATACGAATGTAGGACAGCGCTCTCTAAATCCGAATATGTCTCTTGAAGATCAACTCTTCGAGAAAATGAGAACGCTGGGTATTTAATTTTTTTTCCGCACCTCCTCGCAGGTGCTTGACAATTTACTTGAGCGCCCCTCCGCGGTCTTACACGTTTCGGAGGATTTCAACCGCGGAGCGGGCCTCAACATTCAGAAGAAATCGAAGTAGCGGGTGTCGCGTCCCGAAGAGTTGAAGAGTTTCTGTAGTTCGTATCCCTGAGTCGCACCAGGGCAGAAATTAAGAAAATTGCCACAGCTCGGGCACTGAATGAAACGTTTCGTCAACTTTTCTAGGACATTTCATTTATGGCTATTTCTACTGCTGACTTGAGTATTCTTGCTCATTATGCGTTGACTAACTATGTGAAAAACGCAACGGACCAAATTAGACAGGAGCAACCGTTTCTCACCTTCTTGAAATCTAAGAAGAAGAGAATGAATGCGGGCCCGTCTGAGTCTGAAAACATCATCAAAGATTACGGCTCTAACTTTGCATTCGGCTATGGTGAAAACACTATCGCCTTCAATGACCGTGATCCGACTGTTCAAAACAACTGGTCTTGGGCGCGTGCGACTGACGCTTTCAAGGTTTCCCATGATAAGTTAGTCGCCGCGGGCATTGATGTTCGCGAAGGAAGCCGCGGAGAATTCCGCACTTCTGACAATGAAAAGGCCATTATTTCTAACTTCTTGGCCGACAACGTTTACGCATTGAAAGAAGGTTTTGACAAGTCTCTTGACTTGGCACTTCACCGCGACGGCACGTCCTCTAATGACGCAGTTGTAGGCCTGGACGCCATTGTTTCTCTTAAACCGACCACAGGTACAGTTGGCGGCATTGACCGTGCTAAAGCCACCTATTGGCGCAACTATGCCGACACAACGCTTAACGCGGCCACAATGAGGGCAAAGATGGAGAAGGCTTGGCGAAGCTGTATCCGTCACGGCGGCACACCTGATTTCATTCTTGCAGGAGGTGACTTCATTGACGCTTACGCCTCTAGCGTGACCGTGACTCAAAACGCCGACGCGGGAGCCGTCAAAAAGATTGATGTCGCAGTTGGCGAAGGCATGAAGACGGGCCTTTTCTATAAGGGCATTGAAATCGTTTATGACCCGACGTTTGATGACTTGGACGCGCTCGAAACAACGGCCTCTACTGCATGGTCTAAGCGTTGTTATTTCATCAACTCTCGTCATCTTTTCTATAAAGATAACGGCATTGACATCGTTAGACCGACCCGCCCGCATAACGTTTTGGCCTTCTATGAGATGATCGTTTGGCGCGGTCTTCTCACCTCTAACCGCCTCAATGCTCATGCGGTCTTGGGTATCGCCTAACCCCTTCAATCCACTTCAAACACGGGCCTCAAAGGAGGCCCATTCTTAAATATAGGGATCAACATGAAAGCACAGTTAGTCAATGTAGAAATCAAACTCAATGCGAATACGGTCGTTACAAAAGAGGTTTTCCCGTGGGAGATTTCAATCCTGAACACACTCCACGGTGAAGAAAATGTCAATGAACTCGAAGAAGGACGTATTCAGAATGTCGAAGGGGATAAAGAAGAGGTTTTGCGTTTGGCTCGACTCTATGGCCGCAACGTTCTTGAAAATCGTTTTGGTGCTGGTGTCCGCCCCCTTCTTGAGGCTATCCGCGCAAGTGTTAGTGAGGCCGCTTCGAAAAAGGGCAAGAAGTCTGCCGCCGTACCTGCGCCCGCTCCTGATGAAGATATTGAGGCCGCCGAATAAGGGGAGCGCCTATGACAGTGACGACACCGCGCAACGGTCAACCGACTGAATACAGGCGCGCTCATAGGTTTTCGGCCGACGAGTCGGGCCTTATTCCAGGCGGAGAGATTGATAAAGAGTTGGACAATGTGTCCCGCTCTATCAATGAAATCCGCGCTCGGTTAGCCTTGATTCAACTTGATGACGGTACCTTAGTAGCGATTGACGACGTTACGAAACTATCAGCCACCGTCATTGAGCAGATTAGACAGCTTTACGCGAACGACTCAAGCACCTCGAAGGAGTACGCACAAAAGGCTATCGAGGCCGCAGATCAACTCTTAGCTATCAACAAGAATTTTGAATCGGCCTTAAACGCAGTCAGAGGTCTAGCCGAAGCCTCAAAAATCTCCACGGAAAAAGGGCTTGAGGCCGTAACTGAAATTAAGAAAATTCGTCGGGAGGTGCTTGACCTTTGCGGACCCATTCAGGAAGCGGCTAATGCGGCCATAGAGTTTTCTAAGAAAGCTTCATTCTCGTTCAGAACGTTTCCCTCTTGTTGTGAAAATGAATCAATTCCATTTTCAAACCTTTCTCCATCAAGTGGAGTGAAAGTGGGAGATCATGTTTTGAGTTTGGACACCTATGACTTATTCCAAATTGTGAACATGGGCGACTTGTATGCGACTCTTGGAGCCAAAGTCGGAAATCTCCGCGGCCCCCGTGGTTTTCGCGGTGAGCAGGGTGAGTCAGGCCCCCGCGGTGGACGCGGTGAGCGCGGTCCTATGGGGCAAAGCCCGTTCGCCACTTGTTTCGGAAACTTCAATGTCAGTGAGGATGGCAACTTACAGCTTGAAGTAGTTGGCCTGAGTCCCGCCGAGTTTGAGATTAACGAGAACGGCCGATTAGAGGCAAAAATTTAGGAGCAGTTATGACAGTAATTAACATCGGAAAAGTCCGACCGACGTACCGCGGTGCTTTTGTAGATACACAGGCTTATGAAGTTTTGGATCGTGTTTCCGACTCGGCAGGCTTTGTCTATGAGGCGGTTAACGATGTCCCGTCAGGCACCGCATTAAGTAATGCCCAGTATTGGCTTAAATTATCTGTTGAAGGTCCCCGAGGGCAAAAAGGGGATACAGGAAATCGCGGGCCTAGGGGTGAAGATGGGACTTCTAAAGATTCCGTGCTTTACGTTAAACAGGAATTAAAACCCGAACAAAAAGCCGTTGCACGAGGAAACATCGGGGGAGCCTCTGACGAAGAGTTAAAGTCAATGCGTACCGAACTATTGAATGGTTTTAATAGTTCTCTTGGTCAATATGTGCCAAAAAGAGGAAATCGGGGAGCTCTAGGCGGCTTTAGTACGACAGAAAGGATCAATCAAATAAACGCAACCTCTTCAGATTGCAACACTTGCCAGGGAAACTTGAATGTCCAGCCAGGGGCACAGGGCACCTCCTGGACAAAAATCGTGACGTTAGAAACCGTTGGACAGATAACACTAGGCGCAAATTGGAAGTGGGCAGGAGGAGAGGTGCCAACCTTGGTTGCTTCAGGAATAGTCGTTCTTTGTTGGTGCGGTTCTAGTGGTATAGCCGCGTTTATCTCTCCGTCAGCCTGAGGTTAAAAATGAAAAAGAGTTATATCTATAAAGGTCAAATTTATTCTTCTGAGAAAGAGGTGCGTAATGCAATCTTTGCGGATCGGCGTCTTGCTTTCATGGAGGAGCCTGAAAACGATAAAAGGGCTTTTTGGCGAGCGTTAGGTGTCGAATATGTTGAAGAAAAAGAAGATGAGTCACTGGAGTTTCTTAAGGAACAGAAACTTTATGAGCTTGAACGGGCGTTTTCCCGTTGGAGAAATGGTGGTGCATATATCTATTCTTCCCTTGGTGGAGTAAAAATTGACGCAGATCAACGAGCAATGATCGACGTGTCAGGACTTGCGGCACTTGATAAATCTGCTGTTTTTATGGACGCAGATAACAAGCCTCATCAGTTGACAGCAGAACAAATCAAAATCCTTCGACGCGAGATCGTTGAGGGTGGAAACTTTTCATATCAGCAAAAGTGGGATTTAAGAAATCAAATTAAGAGTGCAGAAACCAAAGAAGAGCTGGAAAAGATTGAACTCGTCTTTTTACCCTACACAGCTAAAGGAGCAAAATGAAACACCCGAACGGAATTCAAGTATTGATTGCTGTCGATCAGTTAATTAATACGTTATTAGGCGGCCTAGCTGACGAAACGCTCTCCAGTCGAGCGTATCGTCACAGTAGGGACGGTTCACGCAAATGGCCTGAAAGACTGATCAATACTCTGTTTTTTTGGCAAAAAGACCATTGCAGAACAGCCTATGAATCAGAACTAAACCGAAACCATTTACCCAAAGGGATGAGATGATAGAGAGTGCAATCCTTTTGGCTGTACGACTGAATAGATCATATCCTGTGTATATATACACTTTGGGGATGATGCCAACTACTGACAGAAAGTACATGAAAAAAGGGGAGGAAATATATATTCCTTTTAGCGAAGAAAAAGGATACCGCGAATTCCTAAATGAAGTTGTGGAGGTTAAAGGACTTGAATTAAAAGGAACAACTACCGACGGGTGGATTTACGTTTTGAATAAACCAGGAAACGACAATTACATCAAGATAGAAACGTCAGAGTTGGGCTAGTTGATTAACCATCCCCCGCAAAGGTCAGAAGTTAATGACGGCGGGGGATTAAATTTATTTTTCTTTATCGGTTTGATTTTTCTTCTTTGACTTCTTCACTTCAAATGAGAATTAAAACAAATTTGAAGGAGTCAAAATGCCATTTCCCCACAAGTATGAGCGCGTCAAGGATTTCTCTGATGACGCTAGTAACGCGACCGACCATAACGCATTGAATCATGAATTAGATTCAGTCGCGAAAACTTGCAACGACACAAGAGACTTGTTGGCCCTAGCTTTTAACGATGACGGGACAATCAAGGCGGCCGCTATTGGAAAAGAACAACTTAGCGCAGACCTGAAAGCCGAGCTGAAGGAGCGCGGCCCCCGCGGTTTTCGCGGTGAACGCGGTTTACCAGGTGAGCGCGGGCCTGAAGGCCCTGTAGGGCCTGTAGGCGCGTCATTTAACCCCGATGTTTCAAGCACGTTTCCATATCGAGTTTTATACGACGACGAGAAGAAAGGATTCTCGTTTTTGGCTATGGATGAAGCAAAGCTCTATTGGAAATTGTCTGACGAGCCTGAAGACTGGTCAAAAGGGGTTACGTTCGGTCTTGGGCCGCAGGGAAGAGATGGTTTACGCGGTCCTGAAGGCCCTAGAGGTGAGAGGGGTGAAAGAGGTTTGGACGGGGCCCGCGGCGAGCGGGGTGAACCAGGTGAGCGCGGAAAGGACGGCTTAATCACGTCAATTGATACGAACGTATCACGCGCAAGTCTCGTTGGGAAGACGGCCATTAGAGTCCGCCTCATTGTGACGAACGGGAAATTATCTGTGAAAGTGGAGACTGAATAACATGGCAGAAATGAATACTCTCGGCTCAATGATGACCGAATTGAAGGCCCGATTAGGTTTTGTCACTCAGGGCGCGGCCTCTCACAACAATGACACGATTATGAGGAGTTTCCTTCAGGAGGCCCATGATTTTGTGTATGAGGAGTTGGATCACCCGCTAACGAAACGTGTAGCCCATATCAAGTTGTCAAAAGGCTCGAAGCTGTACGACTTTCACGATGACGATTTAGACGAAGATATAAATCCTGGTGACATTGATAAGTTTTGGATCGGTGACGGGAAGGAGCGCTATTCATTACGGTTCGGCATAAATGAAGCGGTTAGAAATTCCGAGCTATCCGAAGGCCGCCCCGAGCGGTGGGACGCTTACGCAGGACAGCTCGAATTATGGCCCGCGCCTGACAGTGATAAGTATGAGTTGGTGCTTGAGTATTTCAGCGGTAAACGACGTTTTAGTCGAGATACTGACACACCGTCAGTGCCTGCACGATTAGTTTTCTTGTATGCCTTGGCTACAGCTAAGGCGCATTATCGCCACCCCGACGCACAGGCGGCCGCCCGCTCGTTCGATCAAATGTTGAAATCCGAGCGAGGAAAACGCATTTTCAAGACGAACTACAAAAAGAAGTACACCACGGCCCGCGGCTGGTTTGTAGAGCGCCTAGAAAACGGTGAGGATCGTGTGAGATACGTGGGGGACTAAATGGCAATTATCTCCTTTACTAAGTTTGATCTTGGCATTGACCACCGAAAAGGCCCCACGGTATCCGACGCAAACAGACTACAGGAATTAAAAAACGGGTATGTCACGACAGGTCTTGCGATTAGCAAAAGGCAGGGACTCACAAAAATTGGTGACTTAACACCAGGTACCCGAGGCCTTTTTTCGTATGAAGGGAAACTCCATACCTTCTACTGCGGCTCTAACGCTATCACCCACAGAAACCCGCTTTTTGTCGCGGATAGACTCATTAACGGAAATTCACCCGTTAAGGCCGTGCATTACGCGGATAACTACAACGGATTTATTTATGTCTCGGTGACACACGAGAACGGGCAGACAAGACATCATTATTTAGACAATGCCTCAAATACGCTCGTTACTGACGCAAAATGCCCGCATTCTAAGGCCGTGCTCAAGCTCAACTCTAAGATGTTTGCAGTTGGCGAAAAGGGAGATACGGTGCGTTATTGTGCGACTGGTAAATGTCGCGATTGGTCGGCCTCGCGTGACGCAGGATTCTTGCCCACTGGCCTCAACTCCACGGGGGCTAAAGAAGCTAATGCCCTAGGTATCTACAAAAATAATCTTGTGGTGATGACACGAGACTCCGCGCAGATATGGAAAACTGATCCCGATCCGAATGCTATGGGCCTGATAGACCGTGTTGAAAACGTCGGTACTTCATTTCCTAAGACCGTGGCAACTGTAGCGGGTGACTTGTATTTCTTGTCTGACTATGGCTTCCGCTCTATCACGACACTTGCATACACGGACAATTTAGCGGACGTGGACATAGGCTCACCGATTGATACGCTCGTTCGCTCAACTCTAAAGGAGACTGACTCCGAGCCGCAGGCCTTCTACTTTTATGGCACAGGTCAATATGTCTGCTGTTTAGGAAAACATTTATTTGTTTATTCCTTGTCGAGAACGTCACGCATTTCCGCTTGGTCTCAGTACCTCCTAAATGAGAATGTGGAGGCCGTGGCACAGCTCGGACAGGATTTATACATCAGGTGCGGGGACGAGGTTTTCAAGCTCGACGGAGAGGCCGCAACGGACGATGGAGAGCCTTTTGAAGTCTTCATTGAGATTCCATACATGGACCTTAAACGCCCAGGGGAATTAAAGCGGATTTACGGTGTTGATGTTGTCTGCGAAGGTGAGTGTGAAATATCAGTTGGGTACGACGAGAGAAACCGTGACGCATACACGCCTGGAATACTCGTGAGCGGTAATACTCGGCCTGGTGGCCTTATCCCTATTGAGGTCATGGGGACGGCCTTCTCCTTCCGAATTAGAAACTTTACGGATAAACCTTTCAGGCTTGACGCGATAACGATTTATTTTGATTCTTTGGGGCCGCTGTAATGTTTTCAATTGAGGTCATACGCGGCTCGAACGTCAACGAGCGATGGGATGTAGTAGGCCCGCTCGTTGATAAGTGCGTCAAAAAGGCCGTCCACGGCGAATATACGAGCGCTGATATTCGTGAATTATTGGAGCACGAACGAATGACCGCGCTACTTGTTTCAGAGGACGGTCAACCCATATTTGTGTGTGTTTTCGAATTTCTTTTTTACCCGCGAAAAACGGTCGTAAATATTTGCGCCGTCGGCGGCAGAAAAATTCTTGAATGTCTCAACTATTACAGAAAATATCTTCTTGAATACTGGAACTCGGCGGGGGCTACTGAGGTTCAAGCTGAGGTATCCCCCGCTATGGAGCGCCTATTAAGGCCCGCGGGTTTTAGGGAGATTTATCGGACTGTAAGGATGGAAATATGATTAGAGTTGAGCTTCAGGAATTTTTAGCGCAGGACGCCGGGTTATTAGAAGGCCCCGCGCTATTTGTCAAATATGGCAAGGGTGGTTCTAAATCCAGCGATAAATATGCACGCTATTCGATGGAGCAGGAAAAAGAGCGCCAACGACGTGTGCAAGAGGCCACGAACGCTATTAACAACATTTTTAATAACGCCAATAGAGGAGCGCTGTACAGCAAGCAGAGGGACGCCGTATATCGTCTGAACTCTGATGAAGTCAATCGACAGGCGGCCGAGGCCGAAAGAGATAATCGTTTCGCCTTGGCGCGTAATGGTCTTTTGGGCGGCTCGGTCGATGTTGATTCGAACGCAGAGTTACAGCGCAGAACTAACAAGGGCCTTTTGAGCGCCTCAGGTATTGCCGATGACGCGGCCGCACGCCTGAGAGGTGCTGACGAGGCTACCAAACAAAATCTTTTGTCTATGGCCCAGCAGGGTTTGAACGGTGCTGATGTCGGCAGTATGGCTACAGCACAGCTTCAAAACAACCTGAATCAGCGCGCTTCAGATCAAACTATTGCACAGGTTGGGAATCTCTTTGGGGACTTGGCTAACGCCTACTTGTACAGCAATGCCGCGAAACAGTTAGCCGCTCAAAATCAAAGTCTGAGGAATGTGTATGCACAGAATGGAGGCTTAGGGGTTTCGGATACTCACTCAAGTTATGGCGGGGCCTAATCCATGAATAAGCCGCTATCCATTCCTGAAATCAAAGTGCCCGCCTTGTCCGCTGAAACGTTGGATAGGGTGCGGCAATTTGAGAACGCGTTAGAAAAATGCCCGCAGGTTGAAATCAACGTTGAGTCTGTTTTATTTGCAGGAATTTACGCCCGCACAATCAAAATCCCCGCGGGAGTTGTTATTACAGGTGCGCTCCTTCAGGTTCCAACCGTCCTGCAAATATCAGGGCGGTGCATTTTAAATCTTGGAGAACAGGCCGCAGAAATCAACGGATACGCGGTCTTTAAAGCGGACGTAGGCAGGAAACAGGTTATTTACGCCCTTACAGATACTTTCGTAACTGCTTCATTTGCGACTACCGCGCAAAGCGTCGAGGAGGCCGAAAACGAGGCCACAGCGGAAGCAGAAAAGCTCACGACTAGGAGAACGAATAAATGAGTTACATGACCGCGGCGGCCTGGATTGGAGCCGCATTGGTGGCCGCAGGGACGGCCGCAAACGCATACGGTACCAGCAAGGCAAACAGACAAGCTAATTCTGTTTTGTTGGACGCGCTCAAGCAATCTAAAGAAAACGGCGATGACGTTACTAAGAAGATTATGGAGACTCTCCCTGAGTATGAGACGGACAACCGACTCAAACAACAAGAGGCGCTATCGGATCAAACTAAACAGGCGATTTCACAGCCAGTTGAGAACGTACAACTTAATACAGCGACAAAAGGCGGGACTCAAGGTGATGTTTCTTCTGACTACACCACGGCCCGCGCACGCGCTAACGCTCAAACCTTAGAAGACGTTCGCAACTTAGCGCAAATGATGGGCGCCGTAACTTCTGCTCAACGCCTTAGGCAGAACGAAGGGTTTCGGCTTGCAGATTTGCAGAATGAAATCAACCTTATGAACAGTTTCAACAACGGTAATCAAAGAGTGGCGCAGTTACGCGCACAGGCGAAGGCGGAGGGTCAGCAGGGATGGAAACTCGGCGGCCAAATTGCAAGCGCACTCGGCTCGGCAATTTCTATGGGAGCAGGCCTAGCGGCCTCAGCCCCGAGCGCGGCGGCCGCGGCCACGGAAACAGGACTAGGCGCAACATCAGCCGCTTCAGGTATTACACCCGCCATGTCCGAAGCTATCGGCGGAGCACAGTTAACACCCGCAATGACTGAAGCATACGCGGCAGGACTTGTGGGCCCGAGCACCGCGCTAACAGGTGCGGTGCCTAGAGCGGCCAAAACCACAGGCGGCATAGGCTCATTTTTCACGGGCATTCCTAAGAAACTCGGATTTTAAGGATCAAGCATGAGATTTACTTTAAGTGATCGAGGAACTAACGCGCTGGCCAATAGCCTTAGAGGTGTATTTGCATTGCCTGCGCAACTTAACCTTCAGCGGTTACAGGCTGAGAATAATCAGCTGGTCAATGAAAGTACCGTCCGTAAAGCCTTGTCAACAATCGCGCTGAATCAGCAGAAGTACGGCGGAATACAGCAGGTTTTAGACTCGTTCGGCGGGGCCGATATGACGGATCAAGGCAACAGAAACGCGATGATTAGCGCGGTTCATGGAAAGGCGTATATGCCTTTTCAGAATATCGGCAATACGGGTCAAGTTTTTGACCAGGCTACAGGCGCTGTTAGCGACAATAACAACGGCTTAAGCCGAATTTTCGCGCAGGTACAAAACTCCATTTCTAACCGAAATAATGCCGCGGCCGCCGCGTCAATGGCGACAAAAAATTTGAGAGACACTCAAGCCCGCGCAGGTGGTTTTGCGCCTAAGAGCACTTCTACAGCTATGCCTAAGGCCGCCTGGACAGTAGCAGACATGATCGGAGACGGTCAGGACTGGAACGGCAAACCTACTGTATCCCCTCAAAGATTCAATGAGGCTAACAAATGGAGTCTTGAGACCAAAGGTGTTCCGCTCAATGTTAATACCGCGATGGATTACTACAACGAAGTTATCTCTAATCCACCCGCACCGCAGGACACAAACACAACTCAAGCCCCGACAGAGGAGCAGGGCTATTTGAGTAAATTCATTAATGGAGTTACTTCTTTAATTTCGTCTCCTGAAACAGTCGGAGGTCTTGCACGTGCTTCAGGTGCTCAACCGATAACGCCTATTAGTCAATACATTAGAGGTGTTATTCCAGCGGCTGGCGCGGCTCCTGCTCCTGAAATTCAGACAGGGGCTGATTACATGACTAAAGAACAAGTCAAAGACCTCTACAGAAATGGAAAGATAACCCGAGAACAGGCTATAGAAATCGCAAATAAGTACGGATGGTAAAGACATGGGATTTTTAGACGAATTAGACGAAATCGACGCACAGAAACAGAAAACTATGCCCGTGCCTATAGCACCGCAGGGTGAGCCGTCTTTCCTAGAGCAACTCGATCAAATAGATAAAGAAAGGACAGCGGCGCTCACCGTGAATAACCGTTCTTGGCTACAACAGGCAGAAGACGCCGTTAACGGCTTTTTCGAGCCCGTTAAGGACATCTATCACGGTGCATTGACTTTACCCGCCACAGTCGCTGGACAGGCCCTTGATGTGGCTAGATTAGCCACGGGAGACAAATTCGATATTCTCAAGGATGCAAGCAACGGCCTTGAAAATCTCACCAACAAATTTGAGGAAAACACGTTAAGCCCAGAGGCGCTCCGACAGAAAGAGAATCTAGCTAAGTTTTTCGCGGACGGCCATTACACCGACTTGCCGAGAGTCTTAGCGGAGAATCCCCGCGGCGTGACTAATGATCTTGTCAAAACATTTGGTTCAATGTTTATCCCTGGTGTCGCAGGTGCTAAGGCCGCAAGTTTAGCTAAGGCGCTCAAGTTTGCTAATCCTAATAAGGTTATCGCGCCCACTGTTACGGCCACGAATGCGGCCGACACGTTCACGGCTACGGATGATTTAAACCTTGAAGACCGCTACAAGGGAGCGGGCGTGGCTGGTGGCGTTTCCCTTTTGGCTAACGCGCTCACGGGCGGCGCCGCAGATAAGACACTTGCAAAACTTATCGCGGGTGACGTGTCTAAACAGGTTAATAAGTCGATCCTTGGAGCCGCTATCAAGGGCGGAGCTAAGGACGCGGGCAAAGAAGGTTTTCAGGAGTTTTTAGAGGAAGGCGGAAATGCTGTAGGCGAAAATGTCGCACGTAAGGAGGACTTTGACCTTAACAACATTCTCAAACGTGCAGGGTATGGCGCGGCCTTGGGCGGTATCTCAGGCGGCCCGATTGGTTCACTCAATGGTGCCGCGGGTGCAAGCCGAGAAAACCTCGTCAACAAATTGCAGAACACTCAAAAACAGTTTGAGCAGACTGCGGCCACAAACACGGCTGACAATAGCGGTGAGCCAGTTGCTAACCTGATTAAAAACCTCGGACAGCACACGAATTTAAAACAGGTTCAGCCCGAGCCGAAGGAAAATGTCAACAGTGCACTTAGTGCGCCTGAAACGGCTGAGAATAGTGCTCCTACTGCACCTGCGGTGAACCAGGCCGAGCCGCCGACGGCCCCTGTCGATGTCTTGCAGGCCCAAACACAGCAGGAACAGGCCGCGCCCAAACAAGAAAATAGTCCTATCCTTCAAAACCGTGACCGCTCCTCTAATTCGAGTGTCATGCAGATGAAGTCAATGGCGAATAATCTTGATTATGGCCGCACTGGATATAGTCGAGACTTGGCTAACGGCGCGCCTGTAGTTTCTTATGGCTCCGTACCCGAAGCACAGTTAGGCCGCAAAGATTTTGCCGTTGACTCGAAAGGCTCGAGAATCCCCGTTCAATATGCCGTCCTTGAGGCTGACGATATTCTCACCTCTAATGACATTAACGGCATGAGCAATCACGAGTACGGAAACCCGCAGAGAGTTAATGCAATCGCGGGCAACGGCCGTATTACGGCTATGCAGTATGCCTATGCGCACAACACAGCGGGAAACTACAGACAGGAATTTGAGGCCGATGACCTGCACGGGATTAGCCCGCAGATTATTAAGTCGATGAAACATCCCGTCCTGGTGCGCGTCATGCCGACAGAGAACATAACTGAGGATATTGGCGACAGGAGCAACACGACGAGCAATCTTCAGCTTAATCCCGTCGAAGTGGCAAAAAATGACGTGAATAGAGTTGACCTTTCAAACCTCAAATTCAATGCTGATGACTCTCCTTCTAACGAGTCAATTCTTCAATTCTTGTCATCTTTGCCACAACAGGAAGTGGCTCAGCTCGTGCAGAGTGACGGGACGCCCAACTCTGAGGCTATCCGACGCTTTAATAATGCCCTTTTCCAAAAGGCGTATAAATCCGAGCGCCTGACCAACCTTTTCGCTACAGCCGTCAAGGTCGAAGGAAAACGACTCATTAACATTTTGGCGCGCCTAGCACCTAAAGCCATTGAATTAGAAGGAGCGGGAGATTTAGATATTCGTCCCTTGATCGTGGAGGCCGTGCAGGCGCTCATGGTCGGTATTCAGAAGGGCCAAAAACTTGAAGACTTGGCCCGACAGACTGACGCTTTTGAAGACCCTGATGTGATGGAATTTAAGAAACTCTTTGCAATAGATCAACGAGGAGTTGAGAAACCATTGCGCATTCTTGAAGAGGCAGTTGACTTCGCTATCAATGCCGCAAAGGAAGCACAGAATGATAATATGTTCGGCATGGAACCCCCCACAAGACGGGATGTTTTGAATCACTACAACAGGATATTAGATGACGAATACGGAAACAAAGCCGCTCGATACAAAACGACTGACGAAAACGCCGCAGGGCCTAGCAGTGCTGAGGAAAATGCTTCAGGGCGGGAGCGTGGAGGAAATCAAAGCGCGGATGACGGCCGAGGACCTTCAGACAATCAAGGCGATGGTAAACCGAAAGAAGGAGCAGACGAAGGCTTGAAGTTCTCACGAGCGGCCAAGAATGACCGCTTGATGACTATTCACAACACAAGAGAAGGGAATCTAAAAAAATCTTTAGACTCGGGCAGTTTTTCTGCGTCCGATTGGTCTGAGAAAAAGGCCAAAACAGAAGAAAGCGCCAAAGACGCCGATGATAAATCCGAAGGTATTGAGGACGTTGATTTAGTCAAAAAGGAAAAATCAGTCACCGTTGAACGGGTAAAAGCTGAGATTTCTGACTCTATCGGAGAAGGTGCGCTCAAGACGCTTGAGAACAGCGGGAAAGTTACGGTTATAGAGGATGAATCTTCGGCCTTACGTCGCTTGTTTGACGAAAGGAATAAATCCGCGAAGAACGGATTTAAGGCCGTTGAGGGTTCTGTTAAAGAAATCCCCGAAGGTGAGGACGCACTTAGATACAGGGTCAGGGAACTAATTCATAAGGAATTTCCGGCAGGAGAAGAGGTTACTGTTCAGGTTGAAGGCACGAACGATCTAATTAAGGTTGGACGAAAAGGATTTAAACATTCTGCATGGGGAAATCATGCAAGCGTTTATACCCTTGTCGCTTGTTTGCACGTCAAGGATTTAATCCGTACTTCTGTCACAGATGGGATATTGAGAGACAAGCAAGGAACCGAATACGATATATCTAAACCTCTTCCGAACAGGGATGATTTAGCGTTTAAGTATTTCTCAGAAATTAAAATTGACGGGAAACTCTATACCGTAACTATTACGGTTAAGCCCGATAAAAATCAGATCAAACATTATTACGATCTAAAAGCAAAGGCCCCGAGCTCCTTACCACCCTCACAGAATGAAAATTCTGTTGCGGCACGAGGAAAACCCGAGGCCAATGACGACATTATCTCTGAAAACAAGGCATCCTTCAAGTTCTCTAAAGATGGTTCTGTTCAGGGGATTTACGATCCTCAAACGGGGAAATCCTTCATTATTGCGGGCAACATTAAACCAGGCGAAGGCCGAGGCGTTTTTCTGCATGAAATCGGCGTCCACATGGCCGCAGACAATGAATTTAGGGCCGTCATGGGGCCGATCCTTCAGCGCGGCCTACAGATAGTCAAGGTAGGTAATGCGAACGGTGATCCTATTGCCCGTGAAGCGTACAAGCGATTAACTGAAGCAGGAGAAGACCCGAATAACGCGAATGAAGCAACCGCATATCTTGTGCAAGTTGCGGCCAATAAATCCGACTTAAGCGGC